AGCTCCTCTGAATTTAGTATTAGTATCTATACTCAAAGCAAGTTGTCCTTGTGTCTGCCCCTGATCATCAGCTAAGAAATAAGTTGAGTAACGTTCTCTTAGGCTACGTTTAAATAATGAGTTAAGAAAAAGATTTCTCCCACCAACCTCAACTTTAGCCCAACGATCAACCCATTTGTACTTAGTTTTATCTGAGCTATCAGGTTTCTCATAATCTGAATAATGGCCAAAATAACGCTGTCCGTTGTCTGTCATTGTCAAACCTGATCCATCTGCATTTTCAGAATACGCAAAGTGAACATAAGGCGTTCTTCCATCGGCACCGGCTTTACCTGGTAGTCCATCAGCACCATCACGACCACGCCACCTCGTCCAGCGATAGTCAGCAGGATTGACGCTGTCAGTTGAGCTGAAATCAACATAGACGCCTACATAGGCCTTGTCATCGTTAGTCTGGCTAAATCCACTACCTGAAACAGTGTCAGCGTAGGCAATGTGAGTGTACTGTGTACGTCCGTCAGCTCCTTTAGGTCCAGGGAGGCCTTGGTCACCTTTTGGACCCTGCAAGCCTTGGAGTCCTTGCAGCCCACGATCTCCTTTCTCTCCTCGGTCACCTTTAGGACCAGGATCGCCTTTCGGTCCTGTATCCCCTTTTTGACCTTGGAGACCATCAGACGTATTGATAAGAGTCAACTGCTCAGACGCTACCTCTTTGTTATCGATCCAAGCCGAAACCGTCAATACCATTTTTTGATTAATGTCCGAGGCTTGGACAATATAACTAGAGCTTGTAGCCTTGATTACACCATCCACCACCCAGCGCCATCCGCTGTTGATGACTTTGTTCCCTCTCATGAGGGTAGGGGTCACAATCGTCTGACCTTGACCGTTTTTAAAGGCTATGCCATTGTCCGTAGCTAGCTTGATAGTGTAGGGCTTAACGTCTTCTATCATTCGGTCTAGCTGTTGCTGAATACCTTGAGATAGACGATTTTCAAGCGCCTTAGCATTTGAAAAAGTCGTTTTATTGTTTTTAGGATTGGTAAAGCTGATGACTTGCTCAGATACCCTCATCTCAAGTAAGAGAGTAGGGCTAAAGCCGTCATCATAGACTTTTACTGTGTCTCCTATTTCAAGATCCGCAAAGCCCTCAGCCTCGTAAGTTACTGCAGGATAGCAGTTTTTCTTGAGTTCACGGTAAGCCATCGAACGGATGACCTCGGGATTTGAACTCTCTACCGTCATATCCTTACGAGTCCACTGGTCACGGTCACCTGTTGAATGTGTGAACGTAGACGGATACATCTGCATTGAAAGAGGGGCATACAATGCAGCCCCTGACTGGTAGAACTCACGTTCTCCCTTTGCGTTGTTGACTGACCAAGGCCCAAGCCCTCTAATGTCAACTACGTTACCTTTGTCATCTTTACCTGTTGGGACAACCGTGTTATAGATCCCAGTTTTGTCAATCGTCCTAGTGATTGTCTTGAGGTTTTTACCATACTTCAAGATTTTTGGACTAATTTGCCCCACTCCCTGGTGGCTATCGTCGTGCTCATGATAGACATTGACTGTAAATGACTTGATAGAGCTGTCAGCGTTGAGACGTGTGTCAAATTCTATTTCAGCGTCAAATTTCTTAGCTAGACTTAAAAGTCTATTTAGCTTAGTATCTGTGCCCTCCCACTCAGCAGAGATTTTTTTATTAGCAACCTCATTGATACCGATTTTTAAGAAAGTATAGTTGAGCAAGTCCATTTCCTCACAAAATTCCTTAAAGCTCATGGCTTTAGGCGATTTGTAAGGAATAGAGTACTCATTGATTAGCTCAAGGTTTAGGTTGATACTATAACACTTGATAACTTTCTCATTTTCCTCAATTTTTCGGATAGTATGCAGGTAAGTTCTGCCCTTATATTTGAATGAGACAAAGGCTTTCTCATTGAGAGAGTTATAAGCCCTCTTTTTACCTACATCTGAGATAATTGCCTTTTTAAATACTGTGAAATCAAAGGTACTAGAGCCAGTTTCCAGGTATCTTGTCCAGATGTCATTGAAATAGTTCAATGTATCCTGTTTGTCATTGTCGATAAAAGCCACTTTTCTCAAATTTGAGTCATGTATTGTCAATAACATTGCTATAGATACCTTTCTTTAAATTCTACTTTTATAGTTGGCTTGGTCTTGACCCAACTTGAGCAATAGACCTCAAGCTGACTGTTTCCAGGTGGGATAGTCAAGAAACTTGAGCCATCCACAACATCTACAATCTTCTCAAGGCCGTCCACTGTAACGGTGTCATTTTCGCTGTTTAGCACAACGTTTGAACCGATTGGGTAGCGGTTCGGCACATCTCCGATTGCTGGGACAAAATCCTTACGGTATAAGAGTTCATCAAGATACATGTGAGCAAGCATAGGCTTGTCATGATACGCTCCAAGCATGACATGGATCTTGGCGGACTTTCTGCCTTTGATTTCAGGGATGGTAAAGCTGTAATGAGAGCCTTTGTAGTATACCTGGACCCTGTCATCATTCCGCTTTATTTCAAATTGTCCGTTCGAGGACGTGAATGGGTTCACCTTACTATCTGACAAGCCCGTAAAGTTCCAGCATTTAAGAAAGTAATAGCTACCCTTTCCGTCAGATCCAAATACATTAAACTCACAATCTTGTCCTTGTGTTCGCTTGAACGTTTCGACGCCATACAAAAACTGACCTGCCGTATCAGATACAGTTATCTTGATAAAGCCATATTGATTGATGGCACCAGGCAAAAAAATCTGTTTACCGAAAATATAATCATCAAGAGAGCCAACACCTCCAGCGCTATCTACAGGGATGTCCCATGTCAAGCCTGTAGCGTAGTTTTTGGTGTCAGTGCCGTTAAACTGGTCTCTTAGCTTAATGTGTTTTTTATCCCAAAGCGTCAGGATTTCGGATACACCTTTCACGTTTTCGCTGTTGTCGTTTGTGATCGTCTTATTCTTCGTTGCTCTGGTAAAGCCATCTGAGATTTTATTGCCTCGAAAATCAAGTAACACCTCAGACCGTTTGACTAGACCTATATCAGCCTCTTCACGGTCACCAACCTCAAGAGCTCCACTAGCATTGACTAGACCGATATAGCCATTTTCGGCGTTATTCTTAACCGTAACGACAGGAAAGGCTGGGACGTTGCCATTATTGACCAAATTAAAAACAACCTTGTCAGGTTGCTCTTGTCCATTATCAAAGCGCTTATAGGTTGAGCTGTGAGCTACTCCGTCAGGAATAATCAGGTCAAAACTGCCCTTTTGAAACCATCTAGTAATGTTTTCCATGTCCACAGAGCCAGATACTAGCCCCATGTAATACTTATCAGGCTCGTCTGAAATGACAATCTTGACAGCCTCTGAGGTGTTAAAAATGCCAGCTAGTTTATGCTTAGCTGTTTCAAGTGTCATGCCGTTGCCATATTGCATAGCAAACTTGACTTTGATAACCTTGGCACCTGTTCTCACCTCTTGTAGGTTCACCCCTAGAAGTGGAGCGTCATTAGTTTTAACACTACGCTCATTTCCTACTGGTCTGATAATTTCTATAATGTCAATAACCTCAGAGAGGTCAAATCCATTGATTGTGATTGTGTCATTATTCATTAGATAATACCTCTCATCATGTTATCAATCATTAACTTATCATTTTGATAGTTAGTCATTGGATCTCCGATTTTAGCAACCAGAGTACCGTCGTCTAGTACCATATTCACAGGGCGCTTGACAGCCTCCTCAGCCACTTCAAGAGCTCTGGTTAGGACTTTGTCAGCCTGGTCACGAATAACCTCGATTTGGCTTGTTTCTGCTCGTTCCGTGAGTGATTTGAGTCTAAACTGACTAGATACAGTATGTTTTCCTAAACCTAGCAAGTCCTCAGCGCCAAATTTGAACGCCGACATCTCTTTCTGAACGTATGCCAGACTATCAACCACATCAGAGCTATTCTGTTCAATACCTACGGCAATACCTTGAGCAATGTATCTACCTACATTGTCTCTAAATAGCCGTGACGGACTGTGGATCTTAGCCTTGGCTTGTGCCGCTCTCTCAGCTTGAGCGACAAGAGCATTAGCTGCCGCCGTTACAGCTCCAAGTGCTGAATACATCCCTTGAGCCAATCCTTGACCAATCATGCTACCTGCGTATCTCATAGAGCTTACACCTGACATAGCTGTAGAGCGGATTGAGTTTAGCATGGCTGACATTGCAGACGTTGCCGAGCCAATCCCTGAACGGATACCGTTAGTAATTCCATTAGAAACCCCACGCCCTGCCTGTTGACCGGCTTGTGTCATCTGAGTTGCAGATTGCATGACCACAGACACCATTTGTTGCATACTTGAACGCATGGTGGAGACAGCTTGTGCCATAGCTGAACGAACAACTGAGTTCAACTGACTCATGGCTGAGGTAGCAACACTTGACATACTCGAAAAGCCTGAGGCAACCATAGGAGCTGATGTAGCAAGTTGCATGATTGCAGCCGTTGCCATAGTCGCTGAGCTAGTTATAGCTGTAAATTGACCAGGGATTGAACCTAGTACACCTCCAAGGGCTCCAATTACAGCAGATACCGCTGAGAAACCTGCTGACATTGATACAGCTCCAGCTTGCGCCATCATCATTGAACTATTCAACGCTGTTAGCCTAGTTTGTAGGGCGGTGATACCAGCAGTTGAACCAGCCAAACCAGCAAAAGATGTCATGACTGATGTTGCAAAGGCGCTCATTGCAGAGCTTGCCGCTGTCATAGCTGGAGCTAATCCTGTGATTGATGATGAAATGCTAGGAATAGTACTAATCATAGAGGTCAAGACTGTCATAGCCATAGCTCCTGATGTTCCTATCATCATGAGACCTTGACCCAGTTGACGCATTCCTGACCCTACTGAGGCAATTTCACCACCCTTGCCAGAGATTTTACCAATACCAATAGCAACGGCTCCTAGATGAGTGATTAGACTACCCAGTGGTAGGCTGGTAATACTTTGGAGAGCTGAGGCAAGCTGTTTCATGCCTGTTCCTGCGTCTCTAGCACCTTGTCCCATTTTCTTGATAGCGAACGCTACAGGCTGTAATGCTGCACCCAATAGGGCAACACCAGCTGCAAGAACTGTAGTGCCAGCCCCAGCTACAACGGCAGCTGCTCCAAAAGCAACTAAACCAGCAGAAAGGACAACCAAACCTGCACCAGCCACGACTACTGCTGCTCCAAAAGCAACCGTTGCAGCACTTAGAGCCAAGAGTCCACCAGCTGCCGTTGTACCAAAGCTAGCTATCATTGGCAACTGACCAGCTAGGAGGACGATACCTGCACCAGCAAGGAGAATACCAGCTCCTAATACTACAGCTGCGGCTCCTAAAGCTAGAACCCCAGCAGCTGCAACCAAGGCAGCAACTCCAAGAGCAGCTACACCAACTGCGGCAACTACTAGACCAGCGCCAGCAACTAAAGCACCTGCTCCAACGACCAACAAACCACCACCTAGGGCAACCAAACCACCAGCGGCAGAGGCACCATGAGCAACAATCGTAGGTAATTGAGTAGCTAACAGGGCTATGCCTGCCGTAGCAATACCAATCCCTGCCCCTATCATGAGGATAGCGGCACCAAAGGATATAATACCTACAGCTCCTGCCGTCAAGGCTGGACCAATAGCAGCTGCTCCCACAGCAAGCAAGGCAATACCTGCGACAATGGCAACCATTGCGAGCTGTGCACCAGTTCCGGCTGAGGCAAGTTGCATAGCAGCCTGTACTAGAACATAAACGCCAGCAGCAGCCATCAAGACTCCTGCACCAATCATAAGAACCGCGGCGCCTAATCTCAGGACAGAGCCTGCACTTGCGGACGCTGTTGTCCCAACTGCTGTATTTCCTGCACTCATTGCGGCACTTGCTCCAGCGTTAGCAAATTGAGCTGTAGTAAGGCCTAGAATATTCCCTATCAGAGATACTATGGTCTTGCCAAAGTCAAAGGCAGATTTTAGCCCTTTTGCAATAGCTATACCAGTCTTGATCCCTTTAAATGCTACTGCCATAGTAATTAGTGCTGTCGCAACTCCTTTGATTGTTCCAGCGTCTAGGCTTTTGATAAATTTGGCAAAGGAGCTGGCCATGCTTGAAATAAAATTGACGATTTTACCAGCGGCCTCCCCAATGCTCTCCCAAGGGATAAGGTCTGAGAGCTTGTCATATAGGTCAAGCGCTGCCTCTGTGAGTTCCTTAAAGGCTTGATAAGCGTTTTTTATCGCTCCAGTGTTAGAGAAAGCCTCAAGGGCAAATTGAATGCCTGCAGCTAAATCTTGGATGACCTTATTTACATAGATGATGATATTTCCAATGCCCTCAGTGAAATTATCAAAGATATTGATGTGACTTGTCAGCTCTTTGAAAACTGACATAGCTGTCACTCCTATATCTCTGAGCGTGTCAGACATATACTCAAAGACTCCAATCTTGTTAAAGACTGCAAAAAACTCTGAGACAGTCTCTCCAGCCTTAGCAAAAGCGCCTGTCACGGTTGAAATAAAGCCATTGATGTCAATACTTTCTAAAAACGCCCCCAATTTCTCAGCAATACTGTCAAAATTGATTTTTTCAAGAGTGTCAGATACTGCATTGACTGCCTTAATTCCAAACTTGTTAAGTTTTTCAAAGGCTGGCATGAGTTTATTAGAGAGGCTTTCTTTTGCCCCATCTATAGCCTGGTCAACCGTTTTGAACTCTGTAGCCATCTTTTGGAAAGCGTCTGAGTTCCCTGCACGGTTCATAGCGTCGAAAAAGTCCTCTGTCTTGACTTTTCCATCTTGGACAGCCTTTACAAGCTCAGCTGTAGACATTCCCATCTCTTTTGCGACGGCCGCCATACCAGCAGGAGCTTGCTCCATCATGATCTTAAAGTCCATCCAAGCTATTTTAGGCTTACTTGCCATCTGTGTTGCCTGAGTTGACAGTGATTTCATGGCTTGGGCTGGGTTTTCAGCAGAGGCTGCAAGTCCACCAAAGGCCTTAACTAGACTACCAACGTTCTTAGTCCCAACTGCATCAAGTTGTGAGTAGGTACTAGCCATATCAGAGGCTGAGTAGATGGTTTTGGTCGCAAAGTCCTGCATTTCGTCCTTAGCCGCCTTGATTTCCTCAGCTGATCGTCCAAAGGCTTGGAGGTTTCCCTCAAATGTTTTCCAGGCTTTCTGTGAGCTGTTGAGCTCAGAGGCCATTTCACGGATACCACTTGTAATAGCTCCAACCCCTGTAGTAATGGCTGAACCAATCAAGTTAGCGCTCAGGACAGACTTGAAAACAGAGCCCACTTTAGAGCCTGCACTCTCAAGACCTCCAAATAAAGACTTGAGTTTACTTATTCCAGCCTGAGCATTGGAGCCATCCATATCAACCTTGATAGTAACTGAACCATCTGCCATTATGTACCTCCTTTCTAAAATTAGTAGTCAAATTCATCAGGTAGAGCATACTCTTTTTTGAGTTTCTTCATGTTCTCCTTATGCTGCTTACTGTCGCCCTTTTGGGGCTTGTAAGAGCGTATTTTCAGCACCTCAGCAAACTTAGTATCACTAGGCAGGCCATTGAGTAGAGCATTAAACTTCTTCCAGTGTAGGCTGTTCTGAGCGTCTATGAGGTCAATCCCGTAAGCCTGAAGAAATGATGAGTAAATATACTCAGCGTCGTACTTCAAGCTAAAGAGGCGATCTCCTCCATCAGACTGACTCCTAGAACGTATCTTGCTTTTGATTGGATTTCCTGCTAGGTCTAGTACTGGTGCTGTATCTTTAGCTGGAATAATTCTGATATGCTCCTCAAAAATCATCTTAAAGATTGCTGTAGCCTGTTCAGGTGTCAAAGCCTGAGTAAAATCTACACCAGTCAAGATTTGAATAGCCAGGAAAGGCTTGTAAAGCTCGTCAATATCATCATCATTGATCAGCTCCACCACTTTCAAAACCTTGTTAAAAGCGATATTCATTGGATACACATCATCACCAAGGACTAACTCATCTGTCAATTTCCTTGATAGGTCCAGCATGTCAGTCACCTAGATATTTTTTGAGAGCGTCTGTGTTGTTGCGTTTCTCCCATTCTGCAATGACCCCTGTGATAACCTCAAGCAAGTAAGCCATAGTATCAACGGTTGAGCCGTTAGAGAAATCATAGACCTTGTTATAAGCGTCTTGGTCAAACAGCTCTGTCCATGACCCTTTCACCAAGTCCTGTAACGTTTCAAAGGCCTCACTGTCTTCTGTATTGGCTAGTTTTTCGCCATCTTTTTTGAGTTTCTTGCCTACAGACTCCATTTTGTGGATGTTTTTGTCGTTGGCTACAAATTCAAGTTTGAACTCTCCGAAATCAACAGGGATGACATTGTCACGTTTCTTAATTACTACCATTTGTTTTCTCTCCTACTAATTTTTTAAATCAAAAATAAAAAGGGGAGCTTCACTCCCCTAGATCAAATCATCAACCGACTACAGCAGACTGTTTAGGTGCTGCGTTCCAGCTGATAGTGGCCTCAAAAGCCTCATACTCAGACGCCTCTCCGCCTCCGATTTTGATACCTGAGACAGTAGCGACTCCGACGTATTGAGTTTTGCCGTCAGCGTCTACCACTTTAAACCAGACATTACGATCATCTCCAGTTTTAAAGCGCATAGCTGCAACAATGGCCTGAGCCTCGTCCTCTTTGATGTAGTCACCCTCAAAGCTGTATCCACTTTTGACAGACGTCACTACAGTTTTTTTGGTGCCATCACCGTTGTAGTATGCAATGTCATCTGTCTCCTCGTCGTTTTCGGCCTCGGCGGTTGTTACTCCGTCCGCAAGCCATTTCCAGGCGTCATTACCTGGCTCAGTAGCTGGTGCTGTTGGTAACCATGGCGCAAGAAAGTGTTTGCGCTTGGCGTTCTTCATTTTTGGCATTTAGTTTCCTCCATTTGTTTCCTGTTTTGCCGTTACATCTAACATGTAAATATAAAAACCTTGTTCATCACGATCATTTAGGAACGGCTGTGATACTTCAAGGCCTCTGAATTGATATGAATTGTTTTTGCTAGGTAGGTCCAGATTAAAATCAGCAAGAGCATGATTGATAGCCCACAGGATAGAGCTTGTCTTCTGGTGATCAGTCGTTTTGATTGCCACTTCAAAGACAAGGCTAATGTCCTGCTTGCCGTTCATGTACTCTTTTAAAATCTTCCCACCAGGCAACGGATAAAGGACTAAATCCTCCCCCTCTGATAAGTAATCAAGCTTACAATCCAGAGGGAGGTTTAGTGTATTGATGAAATCCCTGAGGACTTCTGAAAAATCATTGTTATTCATGCTTTTACTCCCATTGCTCTTAGACCAACTTTCCCCCAATTAGCAGAATGTAAAGCCGAGGCTTTCAAGTCCCACCGCTTACCTGTTCCAGGTGTGGTGTATTTCCTAAAGACAAATGTCCTAACCTTGTTGTAGCTTGAGCCGTAAAATTGAGCTCTGGCATAAGGTCCAGGATATTTAACTCCGTCTTTGGTTGCTTGGCCACTTCCGCTAAGCTCACCGCTTTTGCGTGGCACAAAGGGAGTGAAGTCAATCAACATCTGATTAGCTATTGCTAACTTTCCCTTTGCTAGCGCTGTTGGGGATGCCTTTTTCTCAATGCCCTTTAAATCAACCTTGACAGATACGCCTGTTCCCATCAGATACACTCCACTTCATAGCAAAATACTTTTTGTTTGTGTGGATAACTGACAGGAACCACAGAGGTCACTCTGTACTCACGTTCTCCGTCTTTGATAATGGAATTTTCAAAAGTTTTGTCTAAGACGATTGGGCAGTATTTGGGGTACACAAACAACGTGCTAGGCTTGGACTCCTTGCGGTTGTTCTTTGTGCCTTTCACTTGATACTGTCTGTCAAACCTAACAGTTTTAAGGGTCACTGGGCTCTCAAATACTTCTTTACCCCATCCGTCTTTTTCTCCTGTGGTTTTCTGAATTGTCACAGTATCGATCAATAACCGTTTATCAATGTCTGTCATAACCTACCCCCCTAAAGCCAAATCCTGCCGATTTCAGAGTATTTAGGGCGTCAAGTGATAAGTTATACCTGGCACTCTCTAAAGACTGGCTAGAGCTATTCTTGTAGGTGATATGAGTACGCCCTAGAACCACAGTAGAGACTGATTGCTTATCATCAGCCGTAGTGATCCCACTAGCGTCCAAATATGCTACTTGGAAAGCCGTAGCCAGCTTGACAGCTTGCTTTCTGTGCTCAATTTCTTTTTCAAAATCTACAAAACTGTAGAAATTATTAAGAAAGAGGTTGATAGCAATCTCTGCCCTTGTTAGTAGCTTTTCAAAGCCCTCAACTTCATCAAAACCAAAATCCTTAAATTCATCTTGTGTTAAATAAGCGATAGTAACCACCTCCAATTAAAAAAGGCGGTGTTATTTATCCGCCTTTGCTGCTTTTTCTTCCTTGTCAGTACGTTCAAAGAACGGGCTGAGCTCAGGGTGTGTAATTTCACCTTTGGCATTGAGCGCCTCAGCTGTCTTGACATCCATGTCATACTCTACATCCTTGTCATAGCTTTGCTCTTTGCCGTCAACGATAAAGACAACGTTTGATGTCGCTTTAAATTTAGCCATTTACTTTATTCCTCCACTTCATATCCTTGATTTTCAAAAGCTGAAATCATGATCGGGTCAGAAAGGGTAAAAGAAACCCCATCTTTTGTCAAAGTAACAGATTTTTCCACAACTTCCTCTGTGGTTTCTTCTTTTTTCTTAGCCATTAACTAACCTCCTTATGCTGATTTGTGAACGTAGATAGCTTTTTTCTTGTTTTCAAGAATGAAAGCGTCGTAACGGATACGGCCCTCAACGAGTTTGCCGTTAATTCCTGGTGGGTTGTCGTGGATCTTGTAGTCTTCCAACTTAACAGGAGATGGAGTAGCCACAGGATGAGCGATAATAAACTCTACATTTTGTGGCAAGCGTGATGTAGGTGTCAAGACTACCGGCAAACCGTCAATCATACCTACCTGACCCTTGATAGTGATTTCTTGGCCAAGGTCAGAGTTTTTCACAAATGTTGGGTCAAGTTTGATAAGTTTGTAGAACTTAGGTGACACATGCAAGACACGGCCAGCTGTTGGGACAAGAGCGTCAGTGAGCTTAACCTGACCATCAAGGACAGCCTCATAAGCGTTCTCTTTAGTCACAGCTGCTGTTGCAATATGATCAGGTGCTGCACCAGCTACGATTGTTGCAAAACGGTAAGTATCTACTTCTGGGATAACGACTTCTGACAACTGACGTGCAAGGGCTTTTCCAGCCTCCATGACACCATTTGTGTCTTGCTCAGATTTCTTGTCAATCGTGAATGTGAAAGAACGGTCTTTCTTCATTGTCATAGTTTGAACTGTATTTCCAAGTTCCTCAGCGTCACCATAACGGTTTTGCCCAGTTGTCTTGTAGTCATTCATTCCTGATGTAGGGATAGAGTAGACCTTGACGGTGTCAACTCCAAGGAAATCAAAATCTTGGTTAACAATGCCAGTAGATAGGGCCTCTTTGGCAAAGCGCTCATCTACTTTTTCATCAAATTTAGCTGCGTAATTTACTGCCATGTGTAATATTCCTCTTTTCTTGATTTTTGGTTTTATACGCTATCAAAGCCTGCAAATAGGGCTTTGTCCTCTGCGCTTAGATGATCGTATCCAGTTTCTGCTGGTGGATTTCCGTGCACAGAGATATTAGGGTTAGGCTGCTTGTCCTCTGCTTGGAAAAGGTAAGGGCTTGACTCTTTGAGGGAGTTGATTGTGTCCTCTAATTGAGGTTTTCCATCTTCCCCTAGCTCGATTTTTTCTAGGTCAATGAATTTCATCAAGTCCTCTGAGTTGTAAGCTCCTACGTCTTTCAAAGCAAGGGCTACAGCGTTTGTTTTAGTGATCTGAGCAAGATTTGCCTCACTATCCAGCTTGTACTGGTCAAATTGGGCTTTTAGCTCTTCAAGCTGTTGTTTGCTTTCAGCACTTGCTCCCTCTTTAGCCTGTAGATCCTGAATAGCTTGGGTTTGTTGCTCAAGCTGTTGTTTTAATGCGTCGTTTTCGGCCTGTAGTTCCGACTTGGCTTGTGACTTGGCATTTTCAATACCTGCACCGTACGCTTGCATAATATTGTCAATGACAGCCTTGTCCTCGATACCTGCCTCAACTAACATTTCACGTTTAAGACTCATGTCTTAACTCCTCCTTTTTTACGTCACATGGACAAATTAAGACAGTTTTACGCCATGCTCCAGGGCAAAATATAAACCGAATGGAAATCCATACGGTTTATAGTGGTTTATAGCAATTTATTGCATGAAAAAAGCGCCTAGATTGTTTTAAGCGCTATGAGATTGCTTTAATTGAGATGATCTCACTCTCAAAGAGAGAAATCTCAGTTGGTTCATCAGGGCTAGGATTGTCAATGAGGATGGTGATTTCATCTTGCTCATCATTGTCCATTTCGTCAATAAAATCTGTGACAAGCCCCTTGATGACTTCACCGTCACTATTTACTACCTGAACCCTTGAGCGTAGGTAGTTCCAAAGTTGTTTACTCATTTACGGTCTCCTTTCCCTTTGATAGTTGGCACAATATGTGAGCCTGTTTTACTGTAATGAATACGGAAATCAGTAGTATTTTCAACGACTTCACCAGTTCTAGGATCTATATAGGTTCCTATAGGTTTATTCTGTGAGATAATTTCCTGCATTTTGGTTGATTTTGGATCATACTTGAACTGTCCTGTTCCAGCATACCTATCAACTAGTGCCTGACATTCTTCTTTAGTGATTGTCAGATAGCTTGGTGGAGGTGCTCCTTTTTCTAAGTTCTTCTGGAGATATTTCTCATATCCCTTAGTGCCTCTAATGTGGTTTTCAAAATGCTCGTTATTGATTTCCGTCTTAATTATACCACTTTTAACAGCTGAATTAAACTTCTCACGCATTTCTTTTTGTTCTGCTCTGTGTTTTTCCAGCTTTTCAAGTTCTTTTCTGACCTTAACCTCTTTCTTAGCTTTGGTATAAGGGTCATCATAGTATTTCTCTCTAGCATAATCACGATGTAGGAAAGGGTGTTGTTTGAGATAGTCTCTCATGGCTCCCTGTTGGATCCTAACCTTGCTCTTATACTTACTTATCAGCTCGCTGTCCCCTAGTTTTTCTGCAACGTGGAGAAATTCCTTGGACTGTCTGATAGAACGCTCCAGGGCTCTCTGTTTGGCCTGTACGTTTGCATTTTCTATCGCCTGCTCTGGTGTCAAGTCTTTTAACTCGTCAGGCAAATCAGGCTTGTAGTTAGCCCCTGGGATGTATGGCGTCATCTCATGAGTACAGTTAATACCCTGACAGCCTCCAGCGTATCCGTAGCCGTAGTCTGATAGCGCCAAAATACGCTCCCCAGCCTCTGTCCTAGCAACTCCAGTAGTTACTATCTGATGTTGCAAAGGAGCGCACATCTCTCTTGCTGTGGATTTCTTGGAGTAGTAATAGGTATCTATCCCCAACTCCTCAGCTGGAGCCAGCCTGACCTCACGATAGACACGCCAAGCCGTCGATTTGATGACTTGCCTAGCGTATGTGTCGGCTTTCCAGTTCTTTCCTTGGCTATCAGTAAAGCCGTAAAAGCCTTTTTGAGCCCACTTCATGACTGTATCAGAGATAGCCTTGTCTGAGGTAGTGAGTCCTGTGACAACCTTGGCCACGCTCTCCTGGACAATGGACTGATAGACCTTCCTCACGCTCATTGGCAGTGTAGTATTGATGAGGTTGTCTATATCCCCCATGGCCTGATTGACATAAGCAGCTAGATTGGTCTGAATGATAGAGTTGCCAGCAAAACCACCTCCACCAGTAGCCTCTAAAAGCTGTTGTTTGGTGTCTTTGTAGATTTTATAGCCCTCATTTTGGATAACGTGCCTAAGTTGCTCCTCAGCAATCCCTGAGCGATCAGAAATGAGCTTGAGGTTATCCTCGTTGAGTAGGCCCATCTCATTCATTTTCTCAAGTTGCCAAATATAAGGGTTATCATCAAGGCTAGCAGAGCCACGCTCTTTGATACGATCTATAACCTGGTCAAAGAGTTCAAGAGTTAGCTGATGATAGATGTCTGCAACCTGACTAGCGTCAAGCATTAACTGCTCATCATTTAGTTTGATTGGTTTCTTCTCTTTCATAAGCTCTTACAAGTCCCTCAGTTATTAGCTTGCTTGGGCTTTTTATTCCAAATAAACGCCTCAGCCTATCAATTACCATAAATTTCAACATCTTCATCACTCCTGCCGTCGTTAGCCTCGCTGATAGCATTGCCACTGATTTCAGCTTTGATTTTTCTAGCTTTTTCAGGCGTAACATTCAAAACTTTCTCAATGGCCATGACATCCGTGGCAAAACCAGCATTTACAACCTTAACCCAGTAGTCAAGTTCAGCGTTTCGGTCTGTAAAGACTCCATCATCAAGGTTAATGCTGATTTTCTCCATGTCAGGGATGTTTCCCTTATATAGTCCGTAGGCTTTGCCTAGCTCTAACATTGAGATAATGAGCTCTTTCAAAGACTGCTCTACTAAGCTGACAATGCTGTTTCTCATCTGGTATGTGTCTGAGTTCTCGCTGACAACCTCAGTAGCTGTCTTCAAGCTCTTACCGTCAAATGTAAAGGTTCCAGAGGATACCCCTATCTGCATTTCAAAGAGTTTCAGCCCCTCATTGATTGCCTTGATGTAGTCATCAGAACGGATAGCCGTTGTTAGGTCTGTAATACCTATACCCTTGTCCAAGTCTCCACTGTCAAACTGCTCATAGACATTCTGACCAGGTTCAAACTCACGCTTGATTGTGACCTTGTCGCCGTCTTGGTTGTACTCGGTTTTAATCATCTGAGTAGGAACTGCCACCCTACGCTGACCCATTTTGACCTCCCACATGAACTCATCATAGGTGGTGTTTAGAAAATCAATCGTGGTCTTGGCGTTGTCAAAAATAGACAACCCAAGAGGGCTGTTGATGTCCTTGTTATTCATCCCTGGGGTTTTCAAGTAGGTAAATAACGGACGACTAAGCCTCTTGAGGTCTGCCACCTCCTCCAAGTCCTCATAGAGCTCTGACAGAGGCACCCTAGCACCTACTACTTGCTTATTATCAGACTTGTAAAGCTCATTAGTTACCGTGTACTTGTCATCTTTGCCCCACTCGTGCAACTCAATCAGGGTGTAATACTTGTGCTTGTTACCCTCTGATTTGGTGGTCTTGGTGATGATGGCAGCGCTAGAGACATCTTGAGTATTGGACTGTAGAGGCAGAAAAACAGGAGCTTGAATGAATGCGACTCTTACCTTGTCCTTATCGACGTATGGACGCATGGCAAGCCCTCCAAGCGCCAAACAGCTCTCAAGGTATCGCTCAAAGTTCTTGATAAAGCGGTCATTCTGTAACTGCTGCTGAACAAACTCATCAGCCTTGCTATCGTCTACCTTGATTTCAGCCTGCTCATTGAATACCAGACTTGCAATCTTCTTAGAGGCTGTTCTGCCTATTGGAAGATGATTGAAATCACGCTTTTTCTGAGTTCCATTGCTGTCTTTGTACTCAATCTGTGGATAACTACCAGCAAAATACGTGAGGTTTTCTCTGATACGGTCATACTCAGCACTAGATACCGCTATTTTAGGGTGGTCTGTTATGTTTGTTAAGTTTTGTGTAGTCATCACATACTTACTCCTTGTAAAGAAATTCTTGATAGTCTGTACTATTCCCATTGTTAGCTCCTTTAGGCTTTCAAATCTAGCTCCCTAGCATTGTCTAGGACAAAATACTTGAACTCATCTACCGTGTGGTCGTCTTCCTTGATAACCTTAGGGTCATCAGAGTTAAGGGACTTATCATCATAGCGGTACATCTTGTGCTCCTCAACAAATACCTTATTAGCAGGTATGTCAAAGTAGTAAAAGCGCCCCTCGGCTAGTAAGCTGATAACCATGTCAATCATAGTCTGATTTTTCTTTTTAGCTACTGGGTGCCAGCGTTCGCCATAATCTTTGAAATACTGGTTACGCAAAGCCCCCTCAGCACTATCAATGGTCATCTTGAGTTTAGGTACTCTGTAGGTCTTCATGACCTTGTCTATAAAGTCATGGATCATCACAGAGAGCTCACTAGGGGCCTTTTTGATGGTCTTTCCAGCTGGTGAGTAGTAGAACGTATCAAGCAAGATAACATTACCTTTTGCAGTGAGTCCATAAGCTCCACAGGCTGTAGCTGACTGCTGATGTCCAGTATCTAAGGCAAATGATATGCCTATCACTTTGTCATCCTCAGGGAGGCTCTCTAGTGGCTTAAAATAGCTCATGTTATAAACATGATTACCTAAGCCGATTACCTCGCCTAAGTACATCCAGCGATAGTAGTCAGGGTCCGTCTCCTTGTAACGCTCTATCTTCTCTTTCATCTGCCTAGACAAAAAGCCTAACTTGTCGTCAAGATAGGTGCTGTGATGTATTAGGTAAGTAGGGTCACTGGCTTTCTCAGCTACCCACTCATTTATCCAGTCATAGGGGTTTCTAGGTGGGTTGTACGTAAAATAGACCTTGACCTGTTTACCATTTGGCAACTCTTGACGGATAAAAGTATCTTCCACTATGTCAATATCCTCACGACCTGCAAACTCTGCAAGTTCCTCAAACCATACTGACATCACATAGCCCTTGGCTATCTTCTGTGATTTGAGTTTCATTGGATCATCTACACCGTAGAAGTAGAAAGCTGTACCTGTTTTTTTGTGAGTGATTTGCAGCGGTGACTTACCAAACTTAAACTGATTGGCTAGCCCCATCTCGTAGATTGCCCACCGTATCTGTTCATAGACAGACATTCTAAGATACTTACCCACTTTCCGTAGCACTACCACGTTACCCAGAGGGTCATTGATAAAGTCGTTTACTAGGTCAATAGATACCACAGAGGACTTAGTAGAGGCACGCCCACCCTTTAGCACCACATGGCTCTTGAGCGTGTAGAGGACTTCATCAAATACTGGGTTAATCAACTTTGCTAGGTTCAGTATCGCCATTGTACTCACTCCTATCGAATGTAAATCCAGTAATGACTGTGTCGTCTCCATCATCAGACCCAAGCTGTGCCTTGAGGTTGTCAATTTCAAGTCTCAGCTTCTCATCTGTCAACTCAAGGTCTTTCCATGCCATGTTATTCATGCCGTCTAACGCTGAAAGAAAGGCGTTTGAATTAGCTTGTCTAATGCCATCATTCTCGATGCTTGCCCTAGCTTTATTTTTTAGCCATTCGTACTCATTGAAAGCCTGTTCTCTGGACCATAAGGACATGTTCGAGAACTGTTTGAGTAACTCACGATACCTAACCCTTACCTCACCCTTATTGAAAATAGCAGATGCTTTATTGTCAACTACTGCATCGCTCATTTTTTCGGCTTTGTAAGCCTGCCTATACGCTTGTCTTTGAGATAGCCCGGAGATTATCCCTTGGACAAATAGCTCTTGTTTTGGGGTTAATTTATCCACTCACCGGACTACCTCCTTTCCGACAAAATAAAAAGCCACTCAATGAGTGACTAAGTGCAAGCAGACTACAGACTTGCGTGTTAATTAGTAATCAATTTGAAAGTTTTCCTTTTTTTATTTTTTGTAGTCATTAACAACCTCTGAGGGAATCAAACCCTCTAGCTTATAACTTATCCGGAATATAATTAGCTACGCAATCATGCAAGGTCCAGTCGCTACTGCCGACCATTTAATAAGTTAATGAGTGATATATGAATGCTAAGCCTACTGCCTACCCCGTTCTGGGACACAAACACTCAAAGGAGAGGGGAGGACTTGAACCTCCAAGGCCATTACAGCCCCCTGACATTACAGGTAACCATCTACCAATTCTGAGACCTCTCTTTTCAATTCTTGATACTACCATTCTAACAGATTATTGTTACAGTGCACATCAAGATTATTTTGATTAACACATATTCTCAAGATATTCTCAAGATAACTCAAGAAATTCCAAATTATTCCAAAATTACCTCCAGCTCTTCAATAGCAACCTTACGCATGCTGTAATACGAACTCTTGCTAATTGCTAACTTATCGCAAATATCCTCGATATACGTTTTAGTAATATATGTCATTCTTAGGATTGCCCTATATTTTGGATTTTTAAGTCTGTTGATCAGCCTACCTAATTCAAGTTTCCTGTTAATAACTTCTTTGGTATCCTGTTCTATAGCCTCTTTCATCACTACTAGCTGGGTATAGACGTCATCAACTTTTCTAGCTTGACCACCTTGGACTTTGACATCTGACCACTTCGGACTTGAGAGCAAACCTGCCTCAAGCTCGTTGATTTCGTCTATACGGCTTTGGATATCCATGTCCAGATCCTGCAACTCTCTCAAGAGCTCTTTAGCCTTGTTCACTCTCTGTCTCCTTTGTGATATAATAATCTTAATAGGAATTTAGCTGAGGCAGAGAGTGCCTTGGCTTTTTTTATTTTTCTTCTCCTGTGATTCTATTTTTTAGGGTTACGATTTTAAAATAGTTTGAACACACTCGACTGTGAACTACTGTAACTGCTTTTACCCATTGAGGTTTTGAGTAAGGGTAGTTTTCAGGCCGGGTCATATTTCTCCTCCTAAAAGCTCTGGATTTTGGTAGGCTAATACTACCAAAGTAACGAAAGAGTCGCCTATGGCGTCTTTTAGAGCCGTCTCTGGATCTTCAAACTTCGTAGGCTTCAAAAGCACATCTCGAATTTCCCCGACCTCTTCCGTGACTCGCATCCGCTGAATTTTAGGATCTCCATTTTTCAAGCCACGCTGATCTGCCCAATCATTTATCTTTTCAATCAATTCATTCATAGTAAAATATCCTCCCCAACTCTTATCTTCTCAAACTGCTCTTTCGTAACTACAAAAATTCCATAATCTCTGATAGTCACTGTGTACAGCTTCCCATGCTGTCCTTTCTCAAGGACACGCCCGAAT